TGCGGCCCCCAATTTCGCAGGGGCCGCATTCACCACAGAGGTATGGGCACGCTCAGGCAGCACGGCAGAATTACTCGAAGAGGCTCAAGCAGACCCAAGGCATTTTGCCGATATACCCGGCAGCAACGAGGGGCGTATCGCCAACGCCGTGGACATCCATGGCAACGAACACATTGTATTTCGTAAGCGCGGGGGAGCTGTCGTGACGCGCGTGAGGCCCCATACGCCTTTCGTGAAGTTCAAGGGCGTGACCGTTTACTCGGGCCGGATTCCGCAAGCTCTCGCCGAACTCGTGCTGGCTATTCGGAAAGCATAGTGTGCCATGGACCAACACGCCTTCCACGACCTACTTCCCGAGGATTTCCCGTTCACCATCAGATTCTACGACATGGCGGACCCTAGCGGCCCGCCACTAGACACCATCGTGGTTGACGGCCCCGGCGTAGTGCCCATCAAATCCTACAAGCCTAAGCGCGTACGAGTCACAATCGAATACCCGAACGGCAGAATCGAGTCAGCAGACCCGCCAGAGGAAACCAATGCCGTACGACCCTGAATGTATGCGGCGAGTCCGCCACGCTACAGAAGCAGCCGCCAAAGAAACCCTGAGAGCCGTCCATGTAGACCTCAACAACCCCAAAGACAAGTACCTCACGCCCTACAAGTGCCAGTCGTGTGGCGGCTGGCACGTAGGGCCGGAGCCCAGAAAAACCGGAGGCGGCCGTGGGTAATCCGATCAAAGCCGAAGTCATGAAAGCCGACGACTCACCTTGGTTTCCACCCGCCATGCTGCAATCCATCATCAGGGAGGTCCTAGACAAGACCCCGCCTGAAGACGACGTCGCGCATGGGCTACTGCACCTTCTGACGGGTTCCGGCTTGTTGCACAGCACGCTCTCCGAAAACAGAGAAACCGGAGTGCTCAGTGTCCGTTACGTGCTCAGGACTGGTGTTATCGAATTCAACGAAGAAATGTTCCGGAGAGCTGAACGGTACCGGCGCGAGAAGCCAGGCTGTTGCGCATTCAACTCTCTCAAAATCTACTAGATAGTCCTCAGTGTCAAGACGATGAGCCCCCCCCAGCCCTGCGTTGAGGGGGGCGGGCCTGTCTGCACAAACCTCACCTGCTCAATGATGCAGTTTACCTGAGTCCCCGCAGAGAAATCCTGCAAAACCACAGCCTCGCTCGCCGAATCCAAGTTCTCAAGAGCCATCAGCCGAGTAATCGCAGTCAGTTCACCGCCGATACGGTTACCCGCCGAATCCGTCTCCCAGTCGTAGCAAAGCAAAGGAAGCTGGATCATCCGCTGCCGCCTCGTAGACGGCAGCGCCTTCAACTGGTATGCCGTGAACTGTGCGCCCGTCGTAGTGACCACACCGCGTTGCAACGTGAACTTGATCGACACAAAGTCCTGAGGCCCCGTTGGATGTGCAATCATCACATCCTCATCGCCTGGGCTCACGGCCAGGGCAAACGTGTGCGAGCCTGACTCTGCATCAATCTGGTCAAGTACGGTGAAAGACAAAGGCCCTAGAAGGGCTGGTCCCCGAACCGTCAACAGCTTGAACAGTTTCGGCTCCAACGTGCCGAAACGAACCCTGCCAGTCTGCAAGTATCCGGACAGTGCCAGGTTCGCGGAATCCTCAATGTAGAGATCTGCCGCCGTAGCAAACACCATCAAATCCGTGGACCCCAAATGGGCCACTACATTGCAGTCAGTAATGTCATCAACGTTAAGGTCTGTAGCATATGCGAAGCGCAGCTCCGCAACCTGGGTCGACAGGTCAATCCGGTACAGCCCGCTATCCCCATCGATACCACGACTTACGGTACACCAGAGGAACGTGTCGTTAGCTGACCAGCTCCGCACCGGAGCTTCAGTTTCGAACAGAAGCGGGCCATATGTCAAAGACCCGGTCTCGTCAGAGGATGCGATACGCACACCCTTGTTCGTGCCAATGGCAACATACGCGCCCAAGTACCCGAAAGCGCTGTGCGGCACTTCCCCCGACGGCAACTGGAGCACAACCGCACCAGCATTCAAAGTCGGAATCGTGCCATCAGTATTCAAAATGAATCGAATGATCGCCCCACGACTGATTGCATTGCCTACCGCCAGAATGGCAGCAGAAACCTCGGTGAACCCAGTAAAACGGAAACCGGCATCGGGATGCTCGAAAGCGCTCGCCGGCAAAACGTGGGACGAAGGGTGCGGAGGCAATTCGTACACCTTAGGTCCTACACCAAGCATCAGACGCTGCTTAACGTAGGCCAGATACACAACCTGATCGGTACCCGTGCTGATGGTATATTCCAGGGTCCAAGTGAATCCTGTAGAACTCGTGGCCGGCATGGGCGCCGACCAAATCCCGTCAGCGGTACCCACATAAACGTACGTGCCGTCGCTGGTGACAGTTTGCAGGGTCTTAGCGGATGGGGTAAACGTGGCCTGCACCACACCCGAGGCCAGTACGGTGGTTAGCGTGCTCGCCCCGACGGCGAGTGCGGCTGCGGTCCCATCGCCAAACGTTATCTCAGTGATACTGGTAACCCCAACGACCGGGGTTGCGTTAGCGGTCTTTACCGAATTCAGCAAACTGACTTGCCCCTGAGTCCAGACGTCGACATTCCGGCTAGTGCGAAAACGTATCAGCTCCAAGGCGCTCGCGGTGGTAGGGTCAGCGAACACCAACCCGGCACCGCCATGAAAACTCTGCTGGCTGCGGAGCCACCAACTACCAAGACTCTGTTCACCTGGGGTCGCACTGGAATCGAACTGTTGCTTCTGCTGAGGTGCAGTTTCCCTAATGGAAGGGTATTCGCGGGAGGCTCCCGACAGAAACGGAAGCCCCCCAATTGCGTAGTCGTATCCAAAACCCGTGGGAATGTAGAGGCCCGAAGCCCCCTCGGCCAGAGACAGGCTGCCAGGCAGGGTATTACATACACGCATAGCCTACCCACCTGCCGTTGGCGCCGTCGGCGCCTGCGGAATGCGCCCGATCAGATCAGTCATTCTCCCGTTGGTGTTGGTAACCACCTGGGCCACATCCCGTCCAACCCGTTCAACCCGTAGCAGGGTCAGAAAGGAGGTGACGGTCGGGACCACAAGCAGGCCCGCGAGCATGAGCAGATCAGTCACCGGCTTACCGAGGGCGACCAGTAGGACCGCCCCCGAAAACACCACAATAATCAAGGCCGAGATTGCCGAGATAGCCCACTTTTCCACTGCGATTGTGATCCTCTCGTTTTCGACTTGAGTCATCACAGACCTCAGGTAATCGCGGTTGCGCAAGCGGTGAGAGCGGTGTAGTCAGCAGTTGCGCCAATACACGTCACAGTCAAGATGCAAGGTACGGTAGCATTGCCATTAATGGAGGCGTTGCCAGCGCCCTCAATCGCGGTAACGCCCAAACCCAGCGGAGTCGTAATATCGCCCCCACTGCTATTCTTCAAATAAGCGACGAAGTGGTAGGTCTGGTAGTCACCAACCCAGTAGCCGGAGCATTGCCAAACCTGCCAGATGTTCGCGGTAGTGTTGACGGTCTTGTGCAACTGGATGGTCAGAACACCTCGGGCGGCGTCCGCCTGGAAAGCGTTGATCTGCAAATCAGCGCGGTACAGGTAGCCATTCTTGAACACCACATTAGCGTCCCCGCCAGTCCAAGCCGTCATGGCGACCTCGGTCCCGTATGACGAACTCGTGGCCAAAGTCCCACCAGTCGCGTACTTGGTTCCGACCAAGCCACCGATGCCCGTAACCGCCAAATTCTTACCAGCCGTCAAGGTCCCGGTAACCGTCAAACTGTCATCGGTCTTCAAAGTATCAGCAGCACTGCGGTACAAGTTGGTGTCAACGACGTCCGTGCCGTTGCCCCACATCATTTTCCCGGAAGACTCAACAATCAGCCGCTTATTAGCGTCACCCGTGACCTTAGTCACGACCAGGTCGTCGCCAGAGGCTGCGCCAGTCAGCTCAATCGTGTTGCCCGTAATCGCACCCGTAATGGCAGCAGAGGCGCCAGTTACCGCGCCAGTAACCCCGATAGAAGCACCAGAGATAGCCCCGGTGACAGAAGCAGCCCCGGTTGGCGCGATGTCGTGACAGGCGACATCTCCGTCCTTGTCCACGCCAAACTTCACAGCGCTATCGCGCGCCAAGGAGACCAGATCAGCAGTATTCGCCAAAGGCACGTTAGCGGCGAAAGGAACGGAGTCTCCAGTGCCACCCGCATAAACCTGGGTGCCGGCAGCAACAGAGGTAGTCGCACTAATCCCAGCAGCAGAAGCGATAGTCCCATCGGCAGCCACAGACGCTTTAACGTCCGCGCCCTTCTTGCAGTCCAGCAAATGCGCAGTGGCCGTGGCCGTACCCGTAGCCGTAAGCGGCACCGTGGCATCAGCGGCACTAACGAACGTGCCCGAACCGAAACTACCGGTCAGCTTACTTGCGGAAAGAGCGGTAATGCTACCATCGGCGATACTACTGAGAGTATTACTAGCACCAGATATGGTTTTGTTGGTAAGGATTTGTGTCGTATCCGTGCCGACCACATCCGCGCTAACCCCAACGCCATGAACGTTCCCGTCCGCGTCCATGTGCACCTGGGGGTTGTACAGGTCTCTAGCCACACAAGCGTGGACCACAACCGCACCCGCGTCATGTGCCTGAGCGGCCGTACCATCCTGGCCACGGGTAATTGCGAGGGCGCCCCCAACCAGCCCGGTAACCGTCACAACCTCTAGGCTGGCTGTCGCATAATCAATAGCCAAAGTGTATGGATAGCTGACCGGGAAGCCGCTAGTGGAAACCAAAGCACACGTGGCTGACGAATCCGTGAGCGGATTCACCAGCGTTGTTTCGACCGCAGTATTACTGTAGTTATAGACAGTCATTGCTCACCTCGTGTAATGCGGTTGAGGCGGATGGCGCAACAACAACTGTCGACGTTCATCTTCAACACGCTTCTGGAACAACTGGTACAAGAGCTTTGCCGAATTGCTCGCGGAACCGGCGGGAACAGCCTCAGCTCGACCATGGGCCACCATCGAACTGACTTGGATCCTGGCCGACTCGGTAAAGGCCAGTAGCTTAGCTGCCGCGCCCAAGACAACCAGGTCACGAATCTGGTAGTCATAGCCGTAGGTCGTCAGGTCAGAAGCGGCAGTCAGGCTGACGGGCGGTATACGTATGTAGAGAACCCGAATATGGTCTTCGCCCAACGTCACCGGAGACAGAATCTCCAGCTCCACTGTCGTCGGCAACTTGTCGACCCGCCAATGGGTAAGCGGTACCCATTCGCCCGAGCCCCCAAGCACCTGACTCTCAACTCGCAGCACCAGGTAACAGTCAGCAGGCAGAGCGTAGTTGATCTTTACGGCAGAGCCATCGAGCAGCGTGCTATTGACTCCATACACATCCGGGAAGATCTCCCGCAAAACGCCGTAGATAGCGTTGTAGATACGCTGACGAGGGTACAGGGGAGAGCTGGTCACTCGAACACCAGCAGCGTGAGTAGCGGCAGTCGTACCAGACTGCCCCCGCCCCCAAGGCTCAATGGAAATAATGCCGGTAGAAGTGTCGACGGACGAAATCTGAACAATCTCGTCCTGAATTTCCACCTGCCCCTTAGACAGGCTGTTAGCGTCCGCCACCGTAAACGTCAGGTCAGCGGCACTCATAGGTGCAGACAATGACGTGACCCGGTCCTGATGCCGGTTATAACCGCGTACGGCGTCCAGAACCTCATCCGCAATAGAGGTCACGGTCAGAGGAGTCTCGGTCACAGCTCCACCCCCGCCAACGGGTTCCCCGCGTTCCAGGCGCGGCCCTGCTTATCCGACTGGTCAAGGGCGTAGCGGATTTGGGGAGTCTTCGTCATGGCCGGCTGGATACCCTGCTTTCGGGCGGAGGCATACAAAGCCAGCTCGGTGTTCTTGGCCTTTTCGTCCGTACGATCAAGCCCCACGAGACTCTTGCACCAACCAACCCGTATGCCCTTGCGCCGCATGCATTCCCCAAAGGTCTTGCAGCCTCGGCCGCATGTGCACCGTGTACTCATAACTTCCTCAAGTGATGTATGCGCCATAGCCAGCGGCAGTCAAAGTGGCTGCCTCGGCAGCCGTAATCGTGTGAATGTGCCCGCCCATGTAGACGAAGTCGTAATCGCCAAGATCCTCTTGGGCTGGGTATTGGTCTTCAATGACGTCGGAACCGGACACCAATAGGGCAATGCCACGTGTGAGTTTCAGGCGACCAAACAATGGGTGCCGAGTTTCCATGTATTCTTCGACAGTCGGGCAAATAAGAGTTGGCATCAAGGCTCCAAAGACAATGGGCGGGGTGCCTAAACACCCCGCCCAAAGCACAACTAACTAGGCAACCGTAACCGTGCTAGAGGTCTCAATCCGGACGATTGATTCCTCGCGGTACCGAGCCCAACCCAACATGCCATACCAACCAATGGGGCGGAATCGCATAAGGCGGTCGGTAATAGGCCCGAGCACCACATGCGGCTCATCCGCGACGGCCTCAGCCAGCGCCTGCTTGCCCACCACAAGAGTGCGGTGCACAAACGCACCAGCGTTGCCATCATTGGTGTAGTACGCACGTGGAGTCTCAGTCCACAGAACGCCCTCGTATTCACCAATAACGCCAGCCCAAATGTTTCCAGCAGCCGTATACTGGTGAGGCGCCCGCCAGTCACCATTGCTGGTTTCACTGCGCAGGTCATAGCTCACGTCAGGATGCATGAATCCAGCGAAGGCGTTACCAAAGCGCGGAATCGCAGACAGCTTACGCAGGTGCGTGGTGGCCGCCCGAACATCCCGAGACTTCAGCTCATCAGTGGCCAGAACATTCAGCCGAGCGGCACCCGCCGCGCCATACACCTTGAGAGCGTCGCTGTTCTCATAGATGACGTAGGTTCCACCAACCAGGACACCCCGCACAACCTCGTCCAAAGACTGGACCATATTGAAGGCGATGATATCCGCGATGGCCGGGTCGATATCGGAGAGAGTAGCCAGCCGCAGCTTACGGGTCACGACTGCCGAGTTACCGTACTCATTCAGGGTGCAAGTGACCGTAGTGGTCGCAGGAATCTGAACGAAGTTAGGATCGGTAGTCTCGGTCAGCGCACCGGTTGCGGTCGCCAGGTCGGCGTAGAAGTTGAACACAATCGAGGTACCAGGCGAGGTCGGATTCACCGGCCGCTTATCGGCAATACTGCGGTACCAGGGGTACGACCGGAGAGCAAACTCGACATACTTGTCATACACGGTGGCAAGCAAGTGTCCAGCGTTAGTGCCCAGCCCGGCATTAGTCAGAATATCGGTGTAGACGGACATTAAACGATCTTCCTAAAGAATGTGTGGATCACCCAACGCCATAGCCGCCACCAGCGGCATTCACCAGAGCGTCAAGCTTTTCCTTCGTCAAGCTCGGGTCCTTCATCATCGTCATGAGATCCGTAACCTGAGTCAGGGTCATAGCGTTCTGCTGAACGCCACCCATGGCTGCCATCTGTGTTGCAAAGGCGGCAGCGGCAGGGTCAACAGGGGCAACAGCCGTAGGACCGGCGCCATCGGACGACGCCTGGGGGGCTGGCTGGCCTTCAACACTGGCAGGCTTAGCGAACACATCGCCGAAGCCCTCAAGCCACTTACCCAGACCCTCCTCGGTAGCCTCCACATCGCGGGGCACCAAGGCGGCGACCTTAGCGGGAACGCCCTTCTTGGACAGCAAGCCTTCGATACCGCGCGTACGCGCCTCGCCTGCAAGCTTGTCCAGGTTTTCCTTCAGCGCCTTGTTCTCATTGAGCGCCCGCTCAAGCTGGGCGCGCAAACCCCTACCCTGCTGGTCCTGATCCTGAGAATTGCCGGCATCGGCAACAGTCCCGAGATCACCCTGGGGGCTTGGGGAAATCCACAACGGATTGGTCATTCAAAACACCCATCAAATTTCGCGCCTGGCCACGCGAAACCCCTGGGGAGGATTCCACGGCTCCAAACGACTGCCGGCTGGATACGCACCGAACCATTTCCGGTCGTCATGGCTGGTGGAGTGGCGAGGGCCGGATTCGAACCGGCGACCTGTTGGTTATGAGCCAACCGTGCTACCGAACTGCACTACCTCGCTAAGTGGGGCGGCCCACCCGGGGAGCCGCCCCATAACACGACGTGTCCTGCAACTATTGCGCATATGCAACGGTTGGAGCACACGTCAGACCCAACCCGCGAGGGAGTTAGGTGGGTAGTCTTTACGCAGCCGGGTTGACAATCATCCAAGCGACCGTGCTCGTGTCTGTGCCGTCGGCACTCGTAATCGTAAAGCTAGTGGCCGCAACCCTGGCGGTAACCGCCAAGGCCATTGGAGTAGCAACCGTGCCCAAAGCCTGAGCGGTCAACTGGATACGAGACGTGGCAGTGACCGCAGTGGTCGCAACCGTAACGGTGCCAGCAACCAGAGTCGCAAGACCGGAAGTGGCGTTAGCGCCCTCCTTGATCTGGAGGCCCTTGCCGGCCGTATCCACAATGACGTTATCGGCGGACGTGATGCCACCGTTGGCATCGATCTGGGCAGTGAAGGCAGTCGCGCCAACAACCGTGCCACCAGCAGCAAGGTCAAGTGAATTGACAGGCGCGGAAGCGACAACCCACGCCGCACCGGTCGAACGATACAGCGTGCCGCCCTTGGTGTCAGTCGCCAGATACAGGTTGCCAGTATTACCGGCCGCTGCCGCCGGGCGAGCGGCCAGAGTGCCCGCAGAAGTCACGTTGACCGGGGCGGCAATATCAACCCAAGTCGCACCATTCGAGCGGGAGGTCCGGCCACCCTCGTCATCGGTGGCGAGATACAAAAGACCGTTATTGGCGGCAGCCGCAGCGGGGCGAGCCGCCAACGTTCCAACCAGATGAACAGCAGTGAAATCAATCGGGTCAGCAGCCCCGGGGGCGTGCGTAGAAGCGTGCATTCCATACTCCGTTATTGCTACAACGACTAGCGCAACCGTCCCGTCGGGACAAACTTGCGTGCGGTAAGGGCGGTTATCTTTATCGACCAAAACATGGTTAAGCATTCGAACCTCAGTAACGTCCGGTATCATTTGCTAGAGATGAGCGTCCGACGCCGGACGCGCCGCTGAAAGTCGCCCGCTCCTGGCCGGCCAGCTTCTGGCGTTTACGCCGAGCCTCAGTGTCCGCGAAGAAAACGTCACTAGCCGCCTCTTCTACGGTGTAGGCATTGCCGTAGATGGAACCGAGCTTGCCAATGTCCTGCGCGAGTTCAGCCACAGTGCCAAGCGCCTGGGCGTACTGAGTCCGGTCAACCAGAGTCGAATTGGCCAAACGCTCAGCCTCAACTCTGCCGAACCTGAGACCCTGATTTATAGCTTGACCCCCGAGAGAGACCGACCTGGAGATCTTCTGCAATACTGCTTCAGACCTTGTCCTATCGAGGAAAAACGCAGCGAGATCGCTCGGCTGAATTCCGTGATACTCCGCAAAGGCGGCCTTGGTACCCTCATCAATTTTCTGAGCAGCCTCGGTGGCCATGTTGACACGGCTATTAATTTCGCTCGGGCTCACGTCAGCGCCAATCCACTGCGCGAAATCGGCCGGCTGGTCGTAGAACCCGACAGGCAGCCCGGCGGACTCCATAATCTGCCGGTAACTCGATTCCACGGACAGATACTCGGCTGGCGACAAGGCGGGCAACCCTGCCTTACGGCGGACCTCATTGCCCGCGAACCGTTGCTTGTAGGCTGGCGTTTCCTGAATCAAAATAGAAATCTGATCCTGGCTTTGCCCATCCTGCAAGTAACGCAGAACATCCGGCCCCAAAGATTCGAGACCCCACTGGCGCAGGGTCTCAATCATCAAGTCATAGGCATTCACTGGTTGAGTCATACAAGCCCCTAACCGTAAATACCCATGTCGCGCAAGATGCCAGTCGTAGCGCTCTGCATAGACATTCTCGCGTTCTCGGTTTGCAGCCAGCGAGGATCTTTCCTCAGAGACCGCTCAAAGTCGTACACGGTTTGCCTCACAGGCGGCTGACCGTTAACTCCAGGAACGCCCTGCAAGGCCCGCTGAATCGCTGGCTCGCCCAAGTCCGCCGTATCGGGGTCAACTTCCATGATTCGGGAGTATGACATGACGTAGGGTGTGGCAATCTGGCGTACAGTGAAACCTGCATTCAGTTGGTCCGACAAACCTGGATACTTGCTGACTGCGATATCCCGCACGAAGTCCCTCAGGTTGTCTTCGGTATATCGCCCCTCAAGGGAACCACCAATCCAATCCCCGAGTTGCTTACCGGTGACATCAACTCCGTAGTCGCTAGCGAGCCCGCCAACCCTCATTTGTAGGGTCGCGGCCTCGCCGGCAGTCTGCCCTTCCTGGTAATGCCATTCAGTCGCAAGAGCTTTACTAAGCTGTTCGTCCGTCCAGCCGTACATCAGACTGTCGTGAGCAATCTCACGGAGTCGGCTATCCGAGATCGTAATTCCCTCTTGGCTTGCCCTCTGACTCAGTTGTAGGACCCGCTGATCTATCTGAGCCTTGACCGAGGCAGGGTCGCGCGCTTCTTCCTCAAGCCAGGTCCGAACCTCAGCGCTATGGGTCCGATACCAGTTCGAAGCCATGAAAGCAGCCCGGAATTTGTCGGCCGTCCATTGGCCTGCCACGGCCTGTTGAATCAATGATTGAAGTTCAGCATCACTATTGAAGAACGCGGCACTGTAACCATACGCAGACGCGAGTTCATCCATTGAGAGGCTAGCCAATTCTTGACCCCCTCCCGAGGACTTGCATCACAACGTCGTAGTAGTTCGTAGCCGCCTGGAATGTGCCGACCTCGCCAGATAGACGCAACTTCACCCAGTCAATAGTGAACTGTTGGGCATCAAAGTCGCTCGAACTAGCGGCACCGCGAATAGCCGGCAAAAAAGCGTTGACCTCACCATCAGTGGCTTCCCGGCCTACATACTCTTTCATGATCTGATTGAGCAGTTGCTTGGCGGCGTGGGCCGGCACGAAAGTGCCCCCAACGCCGCCCCCGCCGCCCCCCCCACCGCCCCAACCCCCGCCCCCCCCCCCCCCCCCCCCGGGGCCGTCTCTTCGGCGTCGCCGGAGTTGTCACTCTCCTCGGCCTGGATCGTCATCTCCCCCTTGACATGGGGTATATGATTATCGGCCTTTTTATGCTTATCGTAGCCATCCCCTCCTTTTTTTACTCATGGAAG